CTAACAGTAGGGCCACATTATAATGGTTATGACCTCATGGTTGCGGGTAAAAAGGTAGAAGTAAAAACTACTTCATATAATCCTGGTTTTTTACAGCAATCATTAAAGAAAAGCGTATACGACGCAGATATATATGTACTGGTACATATTGATTTGCCGCATTGTACAATTGTTGGTGGTATTGCATCTGAAGATTTTATCCATGAATCAAATGTAAAAGACACTGGCTACGGCAATATGTATACCATAGAGTCATCACAGCTAAAGCCGCTAAAAACATTCTGGCGCAATGCATAGCATTCATACTGGCAAGATAGGCGAGATAGCCGTTCAAAAAGATCTGCTATTGCAAAAATATAATGTGTATTTGCCAATCGTGGATTCTGGCATTGATCTTATTGTAGAGTTGCAAAATGGTGGTATGCAACGTGTGCAAGTGAAGTGCGTTACTGAGATGAAAAAACGTACCAGTATAGAAGTCAACCTTGCAAAATATAAAGATACCAACAAAGTGGATGTTATAGCGGTGTATTTCGCACTAAAAGACATGATTGCGTACGTGCCTTATGATAATAGCCATCATCTTACTCTTGCAATAGCCACAGGCAAAAACAATCAAATTAAACATCGTAAATGGTTTTATAGCTATGCGGCGTTTCCGGAGTTCTCGTGACACCCTATTACGCTGGAAGCATAGACTACGATAATGATCAGGGTGAATGGGAAGATTGCGTGTTCACTGCGTATGAGTTAGAAGATCTTTGCGATAAGATGCGGGATTTTATGAAGCGTAGAAAAAATAGCAGTGTGTTTTTTGGTGCATATATAGATGCAGAAGGAAATGAAAAAGATATAACAAGTAAAATAAAAGAGGTAATCAATGCTACAAGTAGAAAATCGGGGAAGAAAAATCATAGTGGATAAGGAAATTAAAGCGTGCGATAAATGTCGCTGTACGTGGGAGAAGGTGAATCCACGCTTTTATATACGGGACCATAATATATATCCACCGGGTAACATACCAAGGTTAGGTAAGGAGCTAAAGACATGTCCGAGGTGTAAAAATGACTAAGATTTATTTAGAAACAATGGCAGATCACGCAATTGCAGCTGGTGTATGGACCACATGTTTTATCGTGGTGTTTGGTTTGATTTTTTACTATCTGCATAAGTGGTACATATATAAAAAGTTTCGTCAGCTAGTTATTATGATAATGGCTATAGATCACAAGCTTAACAAATTATTAAAACAGAAAACCAACTGGGTTAGTCCACATGACCCGGGAGATGAGCATGTTTCTAATTAACATTGCGGAATGGTGCATCAATGCACTGGTATTATCAATGGCGTTTTTCTTGAGCGCAGTAGCTGCATTTATCTTTGCAATCCTAACCAGTTTGATAAAAGATATTTGCGTAAAAAAATATAACAAAATAACATAGAGGACAACATGGGGAAATTAGATTTGCATGGGCAAAAATACATTTTACAGGATGGCACAAAAGCACCAAGCGTTACTACGCTGATAGGCCAACACTTAGGTTGGAATAAACAGGCACTGATTAGCTGGGCAAAGCGCCAGACAATGATCGGTAAGGATGCAGATGCAGTATTAAAAGAAGCGGGTGATATAGGCACGTTACTGCATTTATTAATTGAGGGTCATCAAAGAGGCTTTGATGTTGATACAGGAGATTTTACGCGGAATCAAACTGAAAAGGCACTGGTTTGCTTTGGTGGGTATCTAGAATGGGCTAATAAAGTAAAGTTTAAACCATTAGCTAGTGAAATGGTGGTTGTGGACGAAGAACAGCGTATAGGTGGCACAATTGATTGCGTAGGTAAAGTTGGGGACGACTTAGTAGTGATTGATTGGAAGACGAGTAAGTATTTATATAAAGAGCATAAAATTCAAATTGCTAAGTACATTGACTTATTAGAAAGGGCAAAAGAGGGGAGACACTTTGCGTACGGCATGGTGTTGCGTTTTGATAAAGAGGAGATAAAATTTCACCAGCATAAGATTGACAGGAAAAAGATTGAAGCTGGTGTAAAAATATTTGATGCAATATTAGCACTCCATAATCTAAAAAATCAGATTTGAGGGCGGAGTTTCCGCACACGAATTCCGCTGGGAATCGTGCGCGTTGTCCTATTTGTGAAACCAATGACTTCTCGGTTGCAATTTATGCGGAGCATGCACTTTGCTATCGGTGTAAGAAAGATTGGCAATTTAAAGATAAAGTTTCTAACGGTATTGATGATCCAATAGCTTTAGTAAATACGCGTACACCGCTGTTTGTGGTAGGTGATAAAGCGCGTAAGGATGCTAATTTTGATGAAGCTAGGTCCATTTTTTTGGAGCATTTTGAAGTAGTGGTAGGTGAGCTTCACTTGCCTTGGCCAGAGGTTGCAAAAGATGATATGTATGGTGTAGGTGCTTTAAATAAAAATGAAACTGTGCAGCTGGTTTTTGAGATTAGCGAAAATCATTATAAACACCATAAGGGTCCGCAGTACGGCCAGAAAGAATGTGCAATTTATCCTATTGGCGTGCTACCACAACTACAAACAACTAGCACGCTGCTCCTCTGTGAGGGTGAAAAAGACGCCATCACAGCGAACGCAAACGGTGCGCCAGCCATATCATTTACCTCGGGTGCTGGCGCACTGCCCCGCAATATTGAATCGTTGAAAGAGTTTACAAATATTGTTATTTGCTATGACAATGATGAAGTTGGAGAAGCTGGAGCAGTAAAGGTAGCGAAGGCGTTGTATAAACAGAATAAATCCCGGCGTATTAAAATATTAAAGTGGACCGGAAAGCGCGATAAATACGATCTTACAGATTACTTTGTGGATGGGTATACTGCAAATGACTTGTATAGCTTGATTGATGGACTACCTGTATATGGCGGAGCTGCACAGGACTTTGGCGGTTTGGTAGAGTACGATCCAGAGTCATTTGTAAATGAGTTACAGCGTGAGGTAGTACAGATTTGTGATGAAATACTTTTAGAAAATGGCACGTCTAGCATCTCAGGCCAATCCAACGTAGGCAAATCAATATTGGCGTTGCAGTTTGCCATGTGCGTGGCTATGGGCGTGCCGTTTTTAACCTTTAATGTGCCACGGCCAAGGCGTGTGCTTTTGGTCCAGTTTGAAATGATGGATGCTCACATGTCTAACCGTATTGAGAAATGTGCGAAAGCTATGTTGGGCCAGTATCCGCAGCATTATAGTAAGTACAAGGAAAACCTGAGAATCACATCGGTTGAAAATATTAAAATATTTACGGACCAGTATAATGCGATCGAAGGCAACCTTATGGCAGCGGATCCGCCGTATGATGTGGTTGTGGTAGATAACTTATATTCTTCAGGTGCAGCAAACATTGCCAAGAATGATGAGCTTACACAGTTGATGAGTAGGATTGACCAGCTGCGGAAAGAATATAAATGTGCGTTTATGATGGTTAGTCATCATAAGAAACTGGAAGAGAAGAGGCCACTAGAGCATTCTATGGTATATGGGGGATCGTACTTTGTGAACTTTTTAGATAACTTAGTGCAAGTGGCTAATACTGGAAGGCATAACCAACTGAAGGTGTTTAAAATTACAAAGATACGGACCGAGAACGAGTTCCACGAAGTACCGTTGGGTATCTTTCTGCATACGGAAGATGAGGAGCTGTACTTTCAATATAAAAAGCCACTACCAAAAAATGAAGCGTATTGGTATACGGATCCGGAAGAGAATACGGAAGAAAGAATACTGAAAGAATTAGAAACGGAAGGTGACAATTTTACATACAAGCAGATGCAAGATGCGCTGAAAGAAGTATTAAATATTACCAGTACTAGAAGTGTATATAAGTGGTTAGACAAGCTTACAAATATGGGGTATATAGCTAAGATTGAAAAAGGTCACTACGTAAAATGTGCTAATGAACTGGAAAGTTTTTTGGATTAGCGCATGCACTGGAAAGGTAAAAAAGGTAAAAAAGGTAAAAAACCATTTTACCTACTTACGCAAATTCTCTACTACCTTCACGTCAATCTTTTTTACATTTTTTACATTTTTTACACTTAGGGGGTGTGCGGTGTTTTTTTACCATAAATGCCCACTTTCGCATAATTACGATAAATCGTGCAGTTTTGCTACCGAGCGTGAAAATGTTACATATTGTAATTATATTATTGGCTACTACCATGACACCAATATCGCCAATTTGAAAAGTTGTTTTGTTAAAATGAATGGGCGTGACAGATTGGCGTGGCGTAACCGTATGATAAAAAAATTAGGACCAGCGAAAATATAAAAATCCTACAGCTGAAATATTAAAATGTAGTGCCGGAAAAGGTTTTGGATCAAAAATGGACCAAAAAAGCAAAAATCCAAAAATCCGAGGTAACATTTTGAGACACCCAAAAATCCAGCACAAAAACACGCCAAAAACCCGCAAAAAAACGCAATCAAAGCAAACCCAAAACAAGGCCAAAAAACACGCGAAAACAGGCCATATTTTAGCGAGCTCGGCGCGGATCCGGAAGCAAGCAAAGCGAGCTAGACCAAAACAGCGCATCAAATCCAAAAAAATACGGTTTTTATAGTGTCTTATTGAGTGAATAGTGCGCGATCTATGGTCGCGGCTGGTGTATATGTGCATAAAAAAAACCCGACGTAAACCGGGTTCTTTTTGTTAGTCTATAGGGTATTTTTTATTTACGTACCAAAACAGCGCCGCAAAATACGCGATATAGAACAGCCATTTAAGCTCGATTAGATACAATACTATTTG